TTTCTCTTAAGATGATTCTCCACTAGTTCCCTACTATTTCCCTATACTAACTGCCCTCGCGGTGCAAAGCCCGCTCGGGCAGTATTTTCCCATTTATACCTCTGTAATTGGGCTATTTGTACTGTTTGTACCGTTGATCCTTTGCGATCTTTGGGATTTTTACATTGTCTAATATCTAGGGGTCGGTGAATTTTTTACCATCAGAATTTTAGAAATCAAAATCATCACAGAGTTTCATACGGTAGTGATCGTGACGCAAATACCCAACCTTAAGGAGAGCAGCCTTGACAGTCTTAATTGTCTGAGGATGATATCCGCAGATCTCCATGATAGCACGTTCTACTTCCTTCCGCCGGTACACACCACCGGGATGTCTCTCCTGCAGGAGCCATACTACTCTCTTTAGTTTTTCGATACCCATAGCCAAAAAATTCCTATAACTAATAAAAAATTCGCGAAGATTGATAGAATCAATGTTTCTTTCATAAAGTTTTATCGAAATACTTAAATATAAGGTTTTCCTTTCCGGATTATGGAAGAAACAGAAAGTAAACCTGAAAATGAGGAGCCTGAAGTCAAAAAAGAGATAAAACAGACAGATGAAGTCATAGACAAGAGAATTGAAGCTGCAGCAGACAAAAAGCTCCGAGAAAGGGAATTAGAGATAGAAAACAGGGAATTGAAGCTAAAAGAGCAGAAGAGAGAAGTCTTAAAGCTCTTAGACGAAGTGGAAAGAGGCGGAAGAGGTAACGTAAGAGAAGAGAAGAATCCAAACTCGGAATCTGATGAAAGGATAGAAAAAGCATTCGGAGGGCTCGGTTTAGATCCGTTGATGAAGAAATCACGTGGTAATATTAGTTAAAAAGAAATGTAAAGTTTGTGAAAAGAATCGCAAATTCGTTCAAAATACGCCGAGGGATAAGGAAAATACCTGTGGGAATTGTTGGACTTGGACGCCGGAAGATTTAGAAGAAAATATTCGAAGATTTGCTGATTTCCTAACTGAATGCGACGATGGTGATTTAGAAGCCATGAAATACATAAAAAAACAGAGAGAATTAAGACAAAATAAGCAAAAAAAGGATAAATAATTTTTTCGTCGTCGCATAGCGATTTCCCAGAAAGATTTAAATATTCTTAATTAGAATTTTAAATACAATGGCAGACGAAGCAGTAATCATTGAATTATTGGGTTACCCAAAAGGTGAGCCAATACGGTTTACTTGTGCTGACGGAACTGGTATAGCTAAGGGTGCAGTATTAGCAATCTCAGATCCTAGAACTGCAGCTCTCTCAGGTGATGAGGGATCTTTCGCAGGTATAGCAGCAGAAGAGAAGACCGCAAACGATGGAGTCACTAACATAGGTGTCTGGACAAAGGGCATTTTTGATATGACGACGGACACGTCAACTCCGGCAGCTGGGACTTATGTAGTCACAGACGGAGCAAACAAGGTAAAAGCAGAGGACGCAGGCGACGAACTACTTGGAGACCGAGTAGGCAAGGCACTAGAAACCGCCGCATCCGGAGAAGTTATTGCAGTAGCAGTAGGAGTGTACGCATAAAATGGCAGATTCCGCAAGTATGGCAGACCTTCGAGCAGAGGACGTCCAGAGAGTCGTAACTGGATTCGCTCTACAAGAATATAGATTCAAGAGCGTAGTTATGATTAAGAAGGGCTCAGCTTGGAGTGAAGTCTATTATCAAGAAACAGCAGCTGATCTGACAGGCGGAACTGGTGCTAATGTGAAAGGAATACCGAGATTCGCTAACTTCCCATACGGAGAGGTAACATGGACAAAGCAAAGCGGCGTAACCTTGAAGCATGGAATGGAAGGCGTAATTGCGATGGAAGACGCTATGTTGAACAACGTTGATGTCATAGCTAGGACTTTGCTCAGAATCGGTCGAGCAGTCGCAAAGTCAGTCGATGATGAAATTTGGGATGTTATCTCAGAGTCTCAGTCGGCAACTAACATCAACTCAGTTAGCATCGCGGCTGGAAGCGAATGGGATTCTGCAACGATAGCAAACAGAGATCCAATCCAGAATATACTTGATTCGATTAAGGCTATTCAGGAGAACAACTATGATCCATTGAATGGAAATGGCTTTTTACTAGTCAATCCAAAGGATTTTGCAAACCTTCTTGGGAATGCTAACGTTCGGAACGCAGGGCAATTCTACACTGATGGCGTTACTCGAAACGGTAGAGTCGGAAAGATATTGGGATTAAACATAATTGTGTCTAACTCAGTAACCGCAGACTACGCTTTAGTTTGTGTAGGTCAAGAGTGTGGAACTTGGGTAGAAGCTATGCCTCTAACTGTCAAGACTATTGAGACTCCGGGACAAGACTGGACAATCAGAGCTTGGGAATTAGGACAAGCACAGCTAACCAATCCAAAAGCCATAACTTTGATCGACAACACGGCGGCTTAAAATGGCAGCAGGTGATGTTACTGAGGCAGGGCCTTATACCTTGCCTCTATCATCCGCCGCTAAGACGGCCATAAAAGCGTTAAGGAATAGCGCTAATGACAATTGGCTACTTGCTCCGAGTTCAAACGGACAGCAGGTCTTTGTCATTAACATAGAGGAAGCTTAAGATGGTAGATGAAGAAGAACAATTGGAAGAGGAAGAGGAGGAACTCGAAGATGACAATGGCGACGAGGCGTAAACTCGCCCGTAGAGCATATTTGGCAGGGAGAGATCATCCTCACCTTTCAGAGTTTATAGACGAATTCAAAGCAGCAGAGAAGCCTAAAAAGAAGGTGAAGAAGTAATGGTAGAGGAATCAGTACAATCAATAGCCATTAAATCGACACAGCCTGCTACTGGAGCATGGACAACAACGAACGTAACAACAGATAGATCTATTGACGCAAATGCAGCAGTGGCAGTTATAGGCGATGGTCTATGCACTCTGATCGAGGATTTAAAATCAAAGGGCATCCTCGAATAACTACAGCTGTTTAAGAAAAGTCTTAAATAGTTGTATTTCTCTTTTTTTAACATGGCTAAGGCTAATGCTAATAAAATGCTGGGAATGTTTAGGCCAGCACAGAAAGGAAAGCAGGGCCAGATTGGATATGATAATATTAGAGAGAATATTGATCCTCATGTACGAACAGGCGCGGTCACTGCTAAGGAAGGTACAGTACAGCACACGCCTACAAACGCAAAGGACATAGCGACAAAGGAATACGTAGACAGTGCAGCGCTATGGACGGACAATGGAACTGAATTAGTACCAAAAAACAATAGGGATATCCTATTAGATCCAACGGGAGCAGAGAGCAAGATCTATGGCGGGGACGGTGCTGGGAAACATCTTGGACTGTACGCAGCTAAAGGACAGGATAGGCCACATATTCTTATAAGAGACGCAAATAATATGCAGTTTGACGTAGATAATTTATATGCTTACTATTTCAGAGAGAATAACAATCTATACCTAACGCTAAGAAGAAATGGATGTGATTGGGTAACAAGTGCCACTACAGGAGGGCCAGCAGTATCATTCAACCTTGCAACAATAACTTCGGGGCAAGGGATAAAAATAACTGGAGATTCTGACGACCTGACAACAGGTTATCTATTGGGTGTATTTGGGGGAGCTAGTAGAGATAAAGACTGGATGAAAGTAATTATGCACTCAGGAGATAATGAATCGGGGCAAATTATATTAAATGGATCAAATAATTCTGCTAGTCAAACTGTCCCGGATTTGAGATTGGGCACGGGACAGACAGGCTTCACGGCTGCGGCCGGGGATAAGATGTATGTAATAATCAATGGATCTCTTGACTGGATCTGGGATCCAAATACTTTTCAAAGTCAAAACACAGCAGGCCCTGTTATGGTAAATGAGGCTGCAAGCAGTACAAACCCAACTTTAATTCCAGATCAAAGTGATAAAGATACAGGGATCGGTCAGCAAGCAGCAGACAATTTAAGCCTAATCGCAGGAGGGACTGAGATAGGTAGAGTAAACGCGACAGGAATTGATGTCACAGGTACCCTTGCCGCAACTACAGTGACGGGAGCTAATGTTACAAGCGGATCAAATCCAGGACACACACACACTCTGGATAACTTAGAAAACCCTAGCGCGAATAAAGCATTCACTATGGCTAACAAGCAGATCAAATTCACTTATCAAGCTCCAGCAACAGCAGATGGAGGCTTTGAGATAGAAGCCACTGGAGGATTCAGTGGTGACCTAGTACACATACACCAACACTCAGGGAATCCCGGGACTACAGATCTATTGCATTGCGAAGCAGACGATAACGACGTTTCAGTCATAAGAGCTTGCCACACTGGAACAGGAACTGCTTTTGCAGTAGGGCCTCATGGATCAGAGGTATTCCAGTTAAATGAGAGTGGGGACTATGTAACTACTGCTACCAACACAACAGCATGGCTGTTAAATATGGCAACTGTAACCTCAGGCACAGGGCTACAGGTAGATGTCTCCGGACTGACGTCCGGGGTCGGAGTAGATATTATAGGTGACTCCGATACCTTAACGACCGGCTCAGTCTTTGGAGTCTTTGGGGGGACTGCGCAGGATAAGGATTGGTTAAGGGTCATCAAGAACACGAACGATACGGAAGGAGGGCAAGTGATCATAGACGGATCAAATGTAGCTGGGACAGTAGCTACCCCGGCCCTACGGATCGGTACAGGAGAAGATGGTTTTTACCAACAAGCAGTTAATAATTTAGGACTAGCAATAAACGGGGCACAGCTTATAGATTATTCAGCAGGAGCTGTAGGAGTAACAGGAACTCTAGCATGTTCAGGAGTATTTACCGGGAGCGGAGGGGCTGTATTTGGTGCAGCCGTTGACTTTGGAGCAGCTGGCTTCAATGTACTAAACTTCTGTTTCAATGCAGCTCCTGGAGGAGCTCCGGTCCCTGCGGGGATAGCCGACGGTGAAGCGGTTTGGGATAACGCAACACCAAACATCCCTCTCGGGACTGCCGGCACGCTGTGGATATGGAATGCAGCAGGTGCAGCATGGGAGGCACACTAATACTATGGCAGAAATTAAATCAGAAAACTTAGAGAAGGTAGCGGTACAGATCAACGAGAATGAGACGATAGACGCAGTAAAGACGACTGTCGTCTTAGAAGAATCTCAAACTTACACGCAGACAAAGGAGCAACTGGAACAACAGAAGGCCTCTTTGCAAGAAAAGATCAAGAAAATTGAGTCTGCGCTAGCCCTTCTGAAATGAGATAGATAGGAGAATTACCTATCACAAAATGAGAGAGAAGCCTTAAATAGACAGAGATAGAGAGATAGACATGGAATTTCAGAATTGTGTCCGATGTCAGAGTACAAATCTATCTCGCCGGGTTAGCGGGGGATATTTCTGTAGGAGATGTGGCTATGATTCAGAAGTCATAAGGAATTAAAAATGGTAGAAGAAAGAATTGCAGGATTCGACAGAATAACAGGTGATTTTGTCTCCACATTGGAAGACACCAGTTATGTAGTCGTAAAAGCAGAGAACAGAGAAGTACAACATCCAAGAGACAGAGACAAGACAGTGATTAAGCCAATCCTCACGATTGAAATCGGGGGACAACAAATGGAATGGTTTGCTAACAGAACATCTATTGAGTTCATAGCAAGGAAGCAGGGCGGATTTAATCTATCCGATCTAACAGGGTACAAAGGGACTTTGGTTACAGTTAATCAAAAGGTCGGTAAGGAAATGCGTCAGGTAGTTTACGAAGATGGCTGCATTGACGCTAGCTGAGATCGAAGCTAGAGACATGCTGTGGTTTGATGAAGAACACGAAGGTCTAAAAGAGATCTGGGAGCATGAGAATGGCGACTGAGTATAAGTGTCATTGTGAACCTTTCTTTAAAGGGATTAAGGCGATTAGGGACTCCGTGAGAGGGTGTGCCTGTGAAGGCCGGTGTGGATGTCACACTGAAGCATATAGGAGGGACTTGTGCGATGAGTGCGGAAAGAAAATCGAGGATTCACCAGATCAAACGACGCTGCCAAGTGCCGATTGATCGTAACCAACTTATAGCTGCCTGTTGTGTAGATTGGGGACTGTCTAGGAGGACAGTCCTCGAATACGTGAGAGTCTTGATAGACTATGGAGCATTGAAGCAAGACGGTACAATGTTGGAGGTGAACAATGACTAAACTAAAGACGCTGAAGGACATGAAAAAACCTAAGTTTAAATCCGAATTTATTAATCGTGATAAGTTATGCAGTAGAATTGAATTGAAGGAAGAAGCTATCAAATGGATAAAATATATTCAAGAAGATATAGATAATGCTACATATTGGGATGCTATTTCATACAGAAAACAGGAATGGATTATGACGTTTTTCAATCTCACAGAGGAGGACTTAAAGTAATGGCATATTATTGGGTTTGTAAGGTATGTGGAGCAGGTCATCCGTCAAAGTGTGATAAACATCTACACAAGGAGGACTTGGAAGATGAATAAGAAATATCCATTCGGGAAGAAGGGGTTTAAAGCTCTACTCAAGCAGCGCATGGAGCAGCTAGCCCGGGACGACGAGTACATGGCTAAGATAGAAGAAGAAGTAGCAGGGATAAAAGGGAGGTTATCATATAAAGTCTATTGCAATGACGCTAGAAAGACAGCACAAGAAGAAGTTAGCAGACTCAAGAAAAAAGCAAAGAATAAAAAGGAAGCTTGAGTCTAAGAAATATGTGCAACAACGACTTCAAAATGTATAAGAGGTACGATGAGCCGGATAGACTATATAGAACAGGTATCTATATCGAAGACTTCGAAGGCTACGCTGTCTACTGGGACAGTGGTCGTATCAAATATCTTGCTATCGGCACCATTGTTGATGGCGATCTTGAGCTAGAGACTATATTTGAAGAAGAAGATCTGTGATGGAGGAAGAGCTAGAATTAGACGACTGGCAAAAGAGAGTATTAACCTACGAAGGCAACATTACGATGAGGTGTGGGAGACAGGTAGGTAAGTCGACCATTGTTGCTCTCAAAGCCTATCAGTTTGCCTGCAGAAATGCGGGGACAACTACCTTAGTAATTGCTGCAGGTCTTAGGCAGAGTTCCTTATTATTTGAGAAGATAAGATCCCATTTTGACCGTGATGATGAGAGAAAATTGAAAAGGGCCTTCTCGAAGGTAGATTTATTGGGTTTAACCCGGAGGGAGAAGCGAGAATTGGAGCTTGAAGCAAGCATATATTCTAAGGAGCCAACTCAAACTAGGATTGATCTAAAGAATGGATCAACTATTCACTGTGTACCTACTGGAAAGACTGGAGCTTTCATACGAGGGTACACTATAGATCTGCTCATCGCTGATGAAGCAGCTTATATTCCTGAGCAAGTGTGGATTGCGGTAATACCCATGTTGGCAGTATCACAAAAACAGAGGGGCTATGGCCACATCATCCTGTTGTCCACACCTTTCGGGAAAGGGGGATACTACTACGATAGCTTCGGAGATAAAGACTTCTTGGCAATTCATGTGACGTCGGAGCAGTGTAGGCGTATCCCCAAAACCTTCTTGATGAAGGAGAAAAGAAGGATGACCAAATTGGAGTATGCTCAAGAGTATCTAGGGCAATTCATAGATGATTATAATCAATTTTTCAAGACGTCACTGATAAAGAGATGTTCGAACTTTATCAGCTGGGATTACAAGAGTCACTATAGTCCAGTGAAAAGTTATTATCTTGGAGTAGATGTAGCTCGGTACGGAGGAGATGAAAATGCTTTCGTCTTTGCGGAGTTATACAAAAAGAATCTGAGGATTATAAAGATAGAAACAACAGAGAGAAAGGCATTAACCGACACCGTCGGACGTATCAAAGTCTGGAATAAGAAATATAAATTCAAAAAGATATTCATAGACGACGCCGGAGTCGGAGGAGGAGTCACAGATTCATTGATAGAATCATTTGGAAGGAAAGTTATCGGATTAAACAATAGCAGCAGGTCAGTAGACAAGGAAGGTAAGCAAAAAAGAATATTAAAAGAAGATCTGTATTCTCATTTATTAGTCTTGATGGAAAATCAAGAAGTTAGTTTCAAACACGATGTAAGATTGATTCACTCGATGAAGAATGTACAGTTTGATTACACTGAGACCGGGAGATTTAGGATATTTGGTAAAGACTCACACATAACGGAGGCGTTGGTGCGTGCGTGCTGGTGTCTAAAACAGAAAGGTTTAAATTTATTCATTGATTCGTTTTAGCATGGCCTACACGGGGACAATAGTAACAGAAGCCGAGATCGCCTTAATGGCGGGCGAAAATGTAGATTCTACAGGAGATACAGAAGCCAATAGAAATATTTTAGCCGCGCAGGCAGAATCTTATCTCTCAAATTTAATGGGATACAACATAGTAGATAATTATTCAGCACTCAACGAAGATGTTAAGAGAATGTTCTCAGAGTGGGCTGCAAGGTATGCTGGCATGACACTGATAGCATACAACATGGCTGGATTCACAAGTAGAGTAGAAGCAGAAAGCATGGTCAACATACACGTATTCAGGATGAAGCAAATAGAAAAGGTACTCAGAGAAGGAGGGACTGTAGAGTACATACAAGGAGCTTAATGGCATTGAACTTAGGGGGAGAGGACATATTCGGGAAGAAGACACAAGTGAGACAGGATGAGCCATCAATCTTAAAGTCACAAATCCAGACAGACTTCGAACAAGCAGCAAGGAATGAAACGCAGATAATAGAAACTGCGTTTGCTTCTCCGACAGTCTCAACGATACACACTGTAACTGCTGGAAAGACATTTTATTTAACTCATGCTAATATGAACATCATAACACATAACACATCATCATCACCAGTCGCAGTATTGAAAGCAGGATCGGATACACTTATGCAATTAGAGATATCAAAACAGATATCAGGGAGCGAACTACAATCTGCACACATGGCAATACCATTCACAATGCCAATAAAGGTAGCAGCAAGTACAAACATAACGATAGAGGCCTCGCAGTCAAGTACAACAGCAAGAGCAACAATTATGGGATGGGAAGAAAATGCCTAGAGGATCAATAGGATCAGCAGACACAACATCAATGAACACGAATGATTTTGATGATTCAGATCAGTCATTCACTAGATCAGTAGATGATCATATAAACGTACCACAAGCTACGGCCAACGAGAC